CCGGCCGTTGCAGTCGTAGGCGTTGTTGTAGGTGCTGCCGATGGCCTTGTAGAGTTCGGGGTACTCCGACTGCTTGAGCTGCTGCCCTTCGCAAAGGGCGTAGCCGTCGGGAATGCGGGATCCTGCCCAGATTTCGACCATGCCCAGCGGCGTGCGTTGAATCTTGGCCAGGGCGGTCTGCAACGCCACGATCTGCGCTTCGAGCTCGGGCAGCGACTGCGCCTCGCGGAAGTCCGCCCATTTGTAGTTCTCCTCGCCGACGCCCGGAGCCAGCGACCGCTCGACGTAGGCCTGCGGATATTCGTACCCCTGGGCCTGTACCGGGATCGCGGCTTGTTTGAGGCACATACCGCCCGAAATGGAGCCGCCCTCCCAGTAAATGACCTCACCCTCTGGAAAGTCCTTTGTTTTCAGAAAAACATAACCCGCCTTGCGGCGCGTGCCGTTCTGCTCCTCCTCGCAGCCCAGCAAAATAGTCTTGTCTCCGGCAAGGTTGCCGAGTACTTGCAAGAGCGCGATGTTGGTCTGCAAGGCGTCCAGCGTCTCGCAATCGACCGGGAAATTCTTGTTCGGTTGCAAAAGGAATCGTCCTACCGTCTGTTTCATTCTCAAATGTAGTTTATCGAAAACCGTTTCGACGCCAGTTTGTACGTGCCGACAATAGCCCGCAGGCGGGAGGCGTCCACCGTGTCGTATAGCGAAATCGGGATGTTCACCCAAAAATCGAATCCGTTGATCCCGCCGAAGCCCCGGCGGTTGATAATAAAAGCCCTGCCCGTGTCGCGGGTCGGCAGCAGGAAGGCCTGCTCCTCCTCTCGCTTGTGAAGCATCAAAACACCCGCGCTCGCTGCCTCCTCCGTGATCGTGATACGCCGCTCGATCGGGTCGAACTGGTCATTCAATACCGCCCGTAGGTAGCACACCTGCCCGTTGTGGGTAAGGCGGTAAACGGTATCGCGGCGGAACAGCACGAAACGGGTATGCAGGTACCCCAGCGGCGAGACCATTGCATAGGCGAGCGTCGCAAGGAGCGGTTTGCGCCAGAACGTCGGCAGCAGGAGCAACGCGAAACGCTTGATATTTACCTCGTACTTACTCATACACGTACCTGTTTATCGTTATCGTCCCCGCCTTGAAATAGCCCGCGACGGGAACATGCCGGGCGTTGATCGGAACGACTGCCGTTTCCCCGTTCGCCGAGGTCGTCGCGCCCCGGAACTCGACGATCTTCACCCCCTCGACTTTCTGCAACTCATCCACGAGTGCCATGTTCGTATATTCGCCGTTGAACGGGAGGTCCTCGATATATGCCCGCACCGTCTCCCGGCACGCGCCCTCGACCTCCTCGGGCAACAGCATCGGATCGTAATAAATATCGACCTCGCAGTTGAACGTGTCGGCGTCGATATTTACCAAGTTGATGCGCACCCCCGCGTCCTTGAACTCGGCGATATATGCCGCGAGCTGCGTTTCGGTCTCCCCGTCCAACCTCTGACGTACCCCGCCGTTTTCTCCGGCAACCTTGATCGTCAACAGCGAAGCGTCGCTGCTTTCGGTGGCCGCCGCATATTTCACCACACGCGCCGCCTCTATGTCGGCATCGCTCATGCCCGCCGTGTCGTAATAGTCCGTATCAGCCACGAGGATTTTATCTTTCATAAAGGCCAGCACTTTGTCACGATACCATTTGGGGCGGTGCGGCAAAATCTCCTCGATACACGAGTTCACCTCCCGCCTGTGCTCGTCGAAAAGGCTCTCCACGATCCACGCGGCGCAGGCGAAAATGTAGAACAACACGCTTTCCACCGACGCCTTGCTGAAATGCGCCGTAAAGCTGTCGCCAGCCTCGAAGCCGTAGGCACGCGCCACGTCCTCGTTGCGCATGAAATCCCCGGCGATGCCGTCTTTTATCTCTGCAATAGTCCTCGCCATTAGCTCACTATAAAATCAATTTCAATTCCCATAAAACCGATACCCCCGTAGGGCACACACGCCAAGTCCTCCGCCGAAATGTCGGTCGCCGGGCGGACGCCCCGCGCCTCGTAACGCCCGAGAACCAGTTTATCGACCACCGGGGCGGTCTCGAGCTCCACGTCCGGGGCAAGCTCGCCCGATACCGGGATGTCGTTTTTGATCGACATGCCGAGGGCACCTTCCACGCTGCCGCTCGTTTGCAGCGCGACGTCGATAAGGCTCTGTCTGTCGAGGGGTTTTATCTTGTTCATTACTCTATCGTTATGCGGTTGTCGTCGATCGAAACGCGCGAAACCGGAACCCCGCACGTTTGGAGCATCTGTTTCGCGTTGTTGCTCCAAAGCGGATCGCCATTGCCGTTTGCCAGTTTGGTAATCTCGGCACCCACGAGCGGGTGTTCTTTCAACTCGCCCCGGGCTGCCAAAAGCACGCATTCGGCAACCTGTTCGGTATTGTCACCGAGTGCCAGCGCGCCGTCCTTGACCTGCAAATCGCCCGTGTCCGGGTCTATTAACATTCCAACCATTCGATCAATGTTTCACTTTTTCATCCTCGTAGTCCGATACCGCGACGCTCGGGTGTTGGCTCGTGATTGCCGGAACCATGACCGGAGCGGGGTTTGACTGCGCCGTTGCGCTGCCCGCCACCGCAACGACACCCGTCGGAATCTCGTGCGTGTGGCTGTTGAACGCCGAGATAAACTCGTTGAGCTTCTGCGTGAGCTGCTCGATCTTTACCATGCCGCCCAAACCGCCGCCGTTGATGACAACCCCCTCGGGACTGATCTTTGCCGTCGTGTCTCGGACGGCAATATCGACCTGCCCGTCCATTATCTCCGCCGAGGTGTCTCCGATTTTGAGGTCGATTTTATCGACTTTCTCCGCAAGGACGACCACCGCCACCGATGCCCCGAGAAACGACACGACGACGTAGCTGCCGACCGCAGGAAACAGCACGACGCCCTCCCCGCACTCTTGGTTGGCTTGCAGGTTCACGCCCACGAGCGGCGCACCCTCGTCGAGCGGGGTGCAGTCCACCGTGCGGGCGTCCTCGTCCACCGCATCGACCGTGCAGACCTTGCAGTACGGTTCTGTGCCTGCCGCCGCCATTTTCCGGATTGCTTCCTGTATCGTCATTCTGCCACTCTCGCCCCGAGGGTGATTTCCTGTCGGAAACCGCTCGGGGAGTATTTTATTACGTTTTTCTGTACTTGATAGACGCCTTTGCGCTCGCCGTCGATCTTGATACCCACGTTGTCGAGCTTATCGACCAGCTCCGCGCCAAACGTCGTAAACGACCCTACGAGACCGTCACGTTTCAGCCGTTCGAGTTCCTGTTTCGCCCATGCCTTTAACTCCGCCTCCTGCTTGTTGTAGGTGTGCAGCGTCCGGGTTTCCCCGTCCGTGTCGCCCACCTCGACCCGGATTTTCTTGTTGTTCGGCATAAGCGAAACCGCCTTGACCTTGATTTTCACGTCGGCGGCATTCTGTACTTTGAGCTGCGTGTCGTCGATAAGGTTCAGACCCGTCGCAAAGACCTGTTTAGGACTCTTGCCCCGTTCGAACAGCACACCCGAGTACAACACAGGTTCGTCGTCCTCGATGCGGATAAACGACCGCACCCCAGCGTGATCTTTCAACTGTCCCAAAAGTGCGCTCAACGTGTCAGCCGTAACGCGGTACTGCCCGATCGACTGCTCCCCGAAAACCTTGTACCCGATGCCGAGTTTTTGATCTTTGAGGATTTGCCCGATCGTGGCGTCCTTGTACGTGAGCTTCTTCGCCTCTCGCTGTTTGAGACGGAACATGTAATCCTCGCAGGTGATCGTCGTCGGGGTTTTCAGCCCGAGAGTCGTTATGAAACCTCGGAAAGCGAATTGCAGGTCGCCGTCGTACCCCAGCCATACCGTCACCTCATCGCCGCGCTTGATCGGAAGCGTACTTTCACCCTGCCATTTCACTTTTTTAGGCAACTGCAAAACGCACGTGTCCGTGAGCGTCTCGATGTCGCGGGTGATCTCCACCGAAGCGACCTTATCGAAAACCCACGTTTTCGCGCTTCTGATCTCTATTTTTGCCGTTAGCCTAAACATTATTTAACCGCTTTTCAAATGCCGTTTAATATTCGGTACTCTTGATTACATAATCCTCGTCCGAGAGTGCCCGCACCTCGATCGTCTGACGATTCGACGCCGTTTCCTGTTTGAGTGAAAACCGCGTGACGACCATACGCCCGATGCCGAAGATCGATAGGAACACGCTCGTCACATCGACCGCCTTGTTTTCGTCCAAGAACTCCCGTATCTTGCGGATGCCCTCCTTCGGGTATTCGTCCACGATCTGCCCGTTGGAATCCACTGCGACAATACCGACACTTATGCTGATGTCATAGTCGCCGTTGCAGATGTACTCCTTGATCGTACCGTTCAGACCGACGAGCGTCGTGCGGACGATGTGTTTCTCCTGCGTGACGGTGACGACCGCATCATTCACGACCAGCGTTTCGCCGTTTTCCTTGCACAAGATCAGCTCCGTGAGCACGTAACGGCTCTCCCAAAACGTCCGGTCGGTGATCGGCGTTGCGACCTCTGCCCCCTCGATTGTTCCGTCGTGTCCTTTCCACGAGGGAACCTCCTTGTTTACCTGCGAGGGGACAAGGTGCGCAAGGGCAACACGAGCGCGACGGGCGACACCCGCCGCCACGAACTCAAAACTTATAGGGGACAATCCGCTCATTACATTGCATAGTTTACGTCGTTCACCGCCCCGGTCAGAGCCTCCGCGACCATTTCCTTTACCTTGCCGATGTCCTCGTGCATGTTGGTCGTGTGTATCTCGAACTTGTCGATCACCTTCTCGATCGTGACGTTGATGTTTTTGATTTTATCCGCCTTGTCCGGACTGCCGCCGATGCCCGCCAATCCTGTCGAAATAGCCCCACCGCCCGAATCCGGAGCGACGACGACTGGATCGTCCGTGTCGCCCGCCTCCGCTTTCTTCTTGGCTTCCTGCTCCGCCTTGCTGCGTGCCATTTCACCCTCGTAAGCGTCATTGAATGCCTTGCCGACGCTGCTGCCGAACTCCGAGAACCCGCCTTTCAGCCGATTGATCGCCTCCTTGATCCCTTTACCGTCGAGCGAAAACGCCGCTTTGATAAGGTCGCCGATAGACCCGAACACGTTTTTTGCCAAATTCCAAATACCCTTGAACGTGGCGACAAACGCGGCACCGAGACCTTTAAGCACGGCACGGAACTTTGCCGAGGTATTCCAAAAATAGACGCCCAATGCGATAAGTCCCGCGATTGCGGCGGCAATCCAGCCGATGATCGGGATGTTCATAATAGCGATACCCACAGCCCGGCACGCCGATACCGCCGCGACCTTGAACGTGGCAAAAGCTCCCGAAGCGATGCCCGCGAACGTCGCCGACGCCGTGCCGCCCGTGACAAGGGAGAGCACCCACGCCCCGAGAGCCTTTATACCCGAGAGCAGCCCCACCGTTGCAAAACGAACGACGGCGGCGGTCGCCCGGGTGATGTTCCCGAGGAATCCGATAGATACCATTTGCCCGGTACGGAGTTCGGCGTTCATGAAAAGCAACTGGTAACGCGCTGCCGTCACCACACGCGAAAGAGACGAGAACACACCCGCGAAATTGATACTCTTTACCAGCGTCATAGCCTTGCCGACGCCCATAATAAGCGGCATAAGCTGCGAGAGCGGAACGAGCGAACCCGCGACCGTTTCGACCCAAATGCCGAAATCTCCCGTCGCGTTGAATATCGAAATGCGGAAATCATCGAACCGGGCTTGTATCCGGGCTTTCTTCTCGTTGTACGATTCCATGATGATCCCCGCCTGCTCGAATGCCGTATTCGTTCCGGAAATGACGTCCGTGTAACGATTCACCTCGTCGATGCCCTGCACCAGAGCCATTGCCGCGTTGCTGTTCTCACGCCCGAACAGTTTCGTAAACAAAGCCGTATCGTCGAGCACGGTTTTGAGGGGCTGCAACCGCTCCGTGAGGGTTTTCGACTTGTCCGTGAGTGCGTTTATATCCACACCCGCCGCCGTGAGCTCCTCCTGCACGTCTTTCGGCAGAAAGCGCCCGGTGGCGAGTATCGACATGACGTTTCGCAGGGCGACACCGCCCTCGGCTCCCTTTTTGCCCGCTTTGTCGAGTACCTGTATCGCGGCATTCGTCTCCTCGAACGATACGCCCGCCGCCTTTGCAGCCATACCGCATTGCTCGAGCGCGACTTTGATCGTCGGCAGCTCGGCGGAACCCGCCTGTCCCGCCGCCGCCATGACGTTCATCATCTGCGCCATTTTGCGGCTCGCCTCCATAGGATCGGCAAGCGATACCCCGTACTGGTTCATCGCCGTTGTGAGCACCTCGGCGGCAGCTTTCGCGTCTCCGCCCATCGTCTTGCTCAATACGGCGATATTGTCCCCCATAGCTTTGAGGGCGTCCGGAGTTTTGGCAAGTTCCGGGGAGAGCTGCGAGAGCAGCAGTTTGTACGATTCGACGCTCTGCGCTGCCGAACCGCCGAACGTCTTTGCCGCATCACGCGCGTAGCGCTCGATCGTTTTGAGGCTTTCGCCCGTCTCGCCCGAAATTGCCGACAGGTCGGCGAGCGAAGCGTTGAGCGCGGCACCCGGGGCGAGCGTTTCGTCCACCGTGCGCGAGAACCCCTCGACAAACTGCGATAGCTGGTTGAACGCGACAACCTTGCCAGCAAACGAGTCCCATATCCCGGTAGCCTGCTTTACGGTATTGTTCAATGCGGTAACATCCCCCGTAATCTGCTGCGCAGCGGTGGAGGCGTTTCCGGTGATGTTGAACGAATAGTTAAAAGCGTAGTCACTCATTCTCTGGAGTCTCGAATAATTTTGCTAAAATCTTGGCAAGGTTGGTCAGTCGCCTCCCCTCGATCCATACAGCCTCGGAGAAACGCTGCGCCCACTCCTCCTCGGAGAGTTGGCGCGGGTCTATGTGGAAATTCGCCCGGATCAAGGCGCACCCTTTGGCGATGTACTGCTCCCCGTCGTTATCGCTCAGTTGGTACGCCTCTACACGTTTTTTAAGGTACCCACAACACGGTCGAACATCGCCCCGAGCTGTTTAATAGCCGCCATGCGTACCAGCGTGTCGGTTTTCATTACCGGATCACCGCCGAGCCAGCAGTTCTCGAACATGACCGAGGTACTTTTCACCTCGTCCTTTTTGGTCAGTTGGTTTACCGCCGACATGGTTTCCATGCTCGGGCGGCGGAAATAACCGACAAACAGGTCGCCGTCATCCTCGACCTCGATCATGTGTACCTTGCGGTGTTCGCCTTTCCACACCTTGACCTGCTCGTCCGACACACCGCCGTTGCAGATGTTGAGCGTCTTTACAGTCTCTCCGGTGTCCTTGTCCTTGTAGGTTCTCACCCCGTCCTTGTCCGTGAACACGAGCGTGCGGACTACTTCGCCTTTGGCGTCCTTGATCTCCTCGGTGTTGTTGTTCTTGTTCATAAATTACTCGATAAAAAGGGGCAGGCAGTCACGCCCGCCCCGGTTAAACTTGCTGTTACTTGTTGTGCCACTTGATATGCGAGGGCACCAGCTCGAGATCGACGAGCTGCCGCGTGTCCCCCTCTTTCCAGTTGCGGGCGTTCTTCTTGAAACGGCAGTTCATAATCTTGTCGGTTACGATCTGCCCGTCCTCGGGGATGTACGCCACAACGATAGGGAACGGTGCGAGGTCTTGCAACCGCCCGGTCGGGCTTTTCGCCTGCCAGCCGATCACCTCGCCCATTGCGACGGTGATCTTGGCGCTCGGGGTTACTCTGCCTTTGGAGTACGAGACCGGGAAACGCCCCGCCCCGTAGTGGTTCTCGACAACTTGGTCGTCGCCGTACTCGATCGCCGTAATTCCGACGACAGGCACGCCCCCGACGGTCGCCGTGATGTCGCCCCACGAGTATTCGATACCGTTGATAAGAGGGATTAAATCCGTTGCTTCTGCCATTCAGCCGATTGGTTTATGCTTTTTTTGCAAAGCCGATTTTACATCTGATCCTGCGCAATACCCCGACGCCTACCTGCTTGATGACGAACTCCAGCTCGGAGGTCGATAACACGTCTTGATCGGGGTCGATTTCTACCAACATGCCGCTCAACTCGCCCGCTTTCTGCATGTCCTCGAGCGGCTTGTTCGCAAGCTCGGTGAGGTATTCCACCTCGTAGGAGGCGAGTTGCCCGGTCTCCGCGTTCACGTAGAGCTCGCCGCCGAGTTTCGGGAGCAGGGCTTTACGGATGCCGCGAACCGCCTTGTCCATAGTACGGACGTTCTCGATATAGGCGTAATCGCTCACCGCATCGTCCATTGTGTGCGAATCGTTGAAATACGAATCGGCAAAGCCGTCGTAAGTCACGAAAAACAGGTAACGCGAGACGTCGAGGTTCTCAACGATCGCCGTGTCGAGGTCGCGCAGCAGCGTTCCGTCGCCGAACGCAGGCAGGTCGATACCCGTCGGGAATTTCTCGACCGAGGCGATCGACTGGTGTACCGCCGCTTTGGAGGTGATGCCCAGCCACACGCCGAGCCCGGAAACCGAGGCTTTCCCCGTGTTGCCCTTGTCGGCGTACAACTGCGCCCCGACACCCTTGCCTGCCTGTCCGATGATGACCGAGACATTGCATTTCCCGGCTCCCGCAAGGCTCGACGGTAGCGACGTGACGGAGGCGACTTTCGGAGCGTAACCGATTGAGAGCGGACGGTCGTATTCCTGCAAATAGGTGGCGATGCCCTGCAACGCCGTGAGGTCGCCCGCATCGAGCTCCTTGTGCCCGCACCACACCGCAACCTGCCGCAGAGAGCCGCCCGCGTAGTTTTGCAGGCTCTTGACCTCCGAAAAGGTGTAGGTGCCGCCCGTAGGCTTGGCGAAAAGACCGACATACAGGCTGATGCCCGGGTTGAGACGGTAAATTTCGCTCAAATGGTAGTGCAGCATCCGGATTTCCCACGCCGCGCCCTCGTCGCTGGTGATGCCGAGTTTCTCGGCGGTCTCGATCGAGGAGCACGCCTGTATGCGGTTCTCCTCCGAGAACCCCTCCGGCAGAGCCGTCACGTAGGCGAGGAACCCGCTGACGTGATCCTGTCCCGCCGCCGTCTTGGGGATGTTGCCGTTGGTGCGTTCAAATTTGATACTCTGCATTCGGCTATCTCTTTACGGGCGTTACCGCCTTGTTGTTGAGCGTGCGGGCATGGTTGTCCGCGTCGTTTTTCTCGTAGAACCCGCGACCGTCTGCCGTCATGTACACGACCGACATATCGGGGTTGCTTTTGAGCAGGGCTTTGCCGACCTTCTGCACGGCGTCCGAAACTTTCGGCTCCGATTTTTTGGTCGGGGTTTTCGCTGCGGGTTCTGCATTGTCGGCAGCACCGCCCGGGGTCGGCTGCTTGCCTCCCGCCTGCGGCTGATCCGTCATGCCCTCCCCGGTGTTGTCCTGCGGGGGTTCCTGTCCGGTCGGAACAGGTGCCCCGGTCTTGTTTTGCGGGTTCTCCGCCTTATCTTCTTTTTTTGCCATAGTCAAATGGTGTTTGAATGGTTTATAAATGCCGTTTAAGTTTCCACACCAGCCACACGACCCCCGCAGCGACGGCAATCCCCCCGAGGGTGCAGAGCAGACGTTGCAGGGGATTCAACCCCCGCCGTTCGTGGGTTTCGGTGTCCGTGTCGGTATGCGTACTCTCCCCGCTGGTTGTCTGTAATTCCGTTTTGGCAGCTTCGCGGCTGCTTGATTCGCCGGATAGTTCCCTGTGTTCGTCGATCGTCTGCCCGGTGGTCTGCGTCTGCCGCCCCGCATCCGTCTTGCGCCGCGTTTGGGTGGTTTCCCGTTTGAGCGGCGGCGTCCCCGTGACGGGATCGGTCGGTTTGTCCGTGTCGTACTCCCGCACGGTGGTCGTTACCTCCTCGTTGCTCGTCAGCTCGGTTGTCGTTTCGGTATCGGTCTGTTCGTGCCGATCGCCGACCGCTTCCAAACTTTCGGTGTTGCTCGTTTCTGTTTCCTCCCCGTAATCGGCAGCATGTTCGAGGTTACTTGTCGTCGTGCTCCGGATCGTCGCATTCTTTGTGCTTGCGCAACTCGTGAGAAACAGGGCAGTCAGCAGCGTGAGGGCAAAGAGAAATTTTGCCGACGGCTTTTTCCAGTCTTGAAACATTCGTATTCAGTCGTTTTACCTGCACCTCCAAAGGGTGCACGATGTTCTGCATGATAATCTCGTTTCCGACACGCACGTTCTCCAGTTCCTTGCGGTTGGCATCCGCACGGGCAGCGGCAACCTCGGCGCGCAGCCTTGCGATTTCGGTATTGTATTTCTGCCGCGTGAGTTTCGAGGCAAGCCACGAGGTGACAGGTGCCGCAGTAATGCCGATAATCGCTAACAACAACTCCGTACTCATTGCACAATACCGATAGATTTCAACCACGCGGGAACGTCGAACGAGGGGCACGCCTTATGCACGCCCGGCAGGTCGCGGTGCCCGACGATCTTCACCCGGGGATGCCGGGCGTGGAACGCCAGCACGTACCGCTTCAAGGCTTCGAGCTGCTGCGGGGTGCGCGTGTCCGCCGGGGTGAGTGCCTTGTTGTTCTCACAACCGCCAGCATACACGATATGCCGCGACACGCCGTTATATCCGGCGGCTCCGTTCGTGATCTCCCAATCATCAACCCACGCATCCTCGTTGTTAGCGACAAGCCGCTCGACACTACCGTCCAAATGAAAAAGGTCGGTATATCCCACTTGCCGCCACCCTCTGCCTCGCGGTTGGGGAGCCGTGTGCCACGCCCGGATTTCGTCGGCTGTTACCTCGCGTCCTCGGGGTGTGGCGGTGCAATGGATAACCAAGTATTTAAGCTCCTTTTTCATTTGTCGGGTAGTTTTGGGATTACTTGTTGTCGCCCGCGCTGGCGGTCACCTTGGCACTCACGATCGCGCCCATAGCCTCGTTTTTGAGGGGCAGGCAGATCGAGTAAGTGCGGAAACTGATAAGGTTTTCCTGCGTGGTCGGGTTGTTCTTCGCCTCCGATGCGTAGGTCTTGACGCTGCCGTTGGCTTTCATCATGCGCGTAGGCGAGAAAGCGATCGACGCCTGCATGTCCGTATCCGCCGGAACAGAACCGTATGCGACCTTTTTCAGCGTGGTAGCGTTGTAGTACGGGCAGTCGTCATACTCGTAGATTTCAAAGCCCAGCACCTTGTTGATCTTTCCGCTCTCGGCGTTATAATACTGGTTGTAGAACTTCTGGTCGTTTTCGAGCAGGTCGGCGACATGGTCGCTGCACAACACGAGGCAACGCCCCGCCTTGGGCACCTTGTTCTTGTCGAACAGCTTTTTGAGGCGCACGATGTCCTTGCGCGTCATAATCTTGCGACCCTCGGACGCCTCGCCGCTCGTGAGGATCACGGGAGTTGCCGTGCTGTTTTCGTTCGGGGCGATCGCGTGAATGGCTCGGGAGTATTTCTTCTCCGAAATAGCCTCCTTGTGGCGTTCGATAACCGTCGCCTTTTTGTCGTAAGAGAGCGAATACAGCTCGTCGTCGGTGATGCGCGTCGGCTTGGTCTGATACTTGTCGAGCGTCACAGCCTTGTCGCCGTCCTCCAGTTCCTCGATCTCCAGCGGGTACGAGGTATTGTTCACCAGTACGGTAGGATCGCCGCCGATATTCACGAAATGGATCACGTCTTTTTCGACATACTGGTCGAACGAGCGGATTTTGCTGTACCAGCCCAGCCCCTCGGGATCGGTGCGGAACGCTTTAATCATAAAGCCCGTCCACGCCTCGGTGTAAAGTCCGGCGCAGGCAGCCCCCGAGGGCATGAAACCGCCGCACAGCCCGGACAGGAAAGAGACGCCGTTCACCGCCAGCACACCGTACACGGGCTGAACCCCGAGCGCGGAGGCTCCGACAGCTCCGGCGGCGCAATTCACGGAAATCGCGCAGATAAAGCCCATAAGGGCAAAAAGAAACTTTTTCATTCTGTTAGAAAGGTTTTGAGTGTTACTTGTCGATCTTGGGGACATAGCCGAACTCGGCTTTGAAAAGTTGCATGAACTTCTCCGGGTTCTCTTTTTCGAGCTTACGGAGCTGCTCGTCGGACATTTCCGAGTATGCCAGCTCGACGCTCGCGCTCGAAGCCGCTCCGCCCGCCGGGTTGATAAGCTGTGTCGGCTTCTGTACCGGGGTCAGCATGGCGATAGTCGATTGCAGGACGTCGAAACCTGCCTTTTTACCCAGCGTGATAAGGTGGTCGCGCTTGTCGGCGGTCGTCTTTCTTGCCTCGATAGCAGCATCGACCGCCGCCTCGATGCGGGAGAGTTCGAGCGTCTCGATACGGGCGACGTCGCCCTGCAACTTGGTGATCGCGTTTACCGCGTCGTCCTCGGTAGCCGTTGCGGGCAACCCGAGGGTCAGTAGGATTTTGTTCATCGAAAAAAGGGTTTGATTGTTACCGTTGTTCTCTTCCGGGGCAGGCTCCGCCGCCGGGGAGTGTGCGTTTTTGAGGAGCGGGACGATCTCGCTGTCCGCGCCCGATGCCAGCCGCAGGATTTTACCGCTCGGCTCGTATAATTGCAGGGCGTCGTCGTTGGAACCGATGTCCGCAATGGAGACCTCGACGAGCTTCGAGCGCACGACCGTTGCACGGGATTGTCCCGGCAACAGGTACTCGGTCGCCGTGCTCAACTCGACGGGCTCCAGCCCCGCCGAACACATGCGGATAAAATCCTCCTCCCACTTGCGGGCGATCTCCGCCGCAAACGGGTCTTTCATGTCGAACACGGGGGTACCCCGCAACTCGTCGCCCTCGACGCGGATATTCTCGACGCGCCCGATCGGAGTGCTCTTGCCGTCGAAACCGCGCGTGTGCATGTAGAGGAGTACCGGGTTGCGCTTGTACTGCGTGAGGTCGATTCCCGGGGTAAGGACACGGGTGCCGTAGCTGTTAAGTCCGCTCGTGTTGATGATAAAGTCTTTTGCCATTCGTCAAAAAATAGGGGACGGCATTTTTCTTTTAAGGGCTCCACCGTCCCCGTCGGTCATACTTCTAAAAAGGGTTTTTGTAGCGGGAGGCGGACTCGAACCGCCGACCTCGAGGGAATGAACCTCGCGAGCTGCCAACTGCTCTATCCCGCGATATTGTTGCGGAGGCAGGAATCGAACCTGCGACCTTGAGGGAATGAACCTCACGAGCTGCCAACTGCTCTACTCCGCGATGTTGAACGATGCAAATTTGCGGGGTTTGCAACGCCCTAACAAAAAGAGTGTAAATAGTTTGCAACCTTTTTTATTTTCACGGGGCAGTCACCGAATTTTGCATCGTGGAAAACTCCCGTTCGGGAGCACGAACCAATTAAACCGCATCTTATGAATGGCAAATAAGGTCTCCGAGGAGAAAAAGGAATTTGCCCGCGTGCTCTACATGTCGGGCGAACAGCAGAACATCATCGCCGAGAAAGTCGGCGTTTCAAAACAGACCATAAACAGGTGGGTGGCAGAGGAAGCGTGGGACAAACGCAGAGCTGCCCAAAGCGTCACACGCCCCGAAATCGTAAACAACCTGCTGCGGGCAATAAGCAACGAGGTTGAAAAGCTCAACGAAGAACGGGATGCCGAGAAAGTAGCCGGAGCCTGTGATAAACTTTCCAAACTGGCGGCGACAATAGAGAAGCTCGACAAAAAGGCGAGCGTCGTCGATGCGATCGAGGTGTTCATCGGTTTCGGCAAGTGGCTACAACACAGGGCGACCAATGACGAGGAACTCACCCCCGAACTGATAAAGGCGATCAATCGGTTTCAAGACCTGTATGTCTCGGAACTTTTAAGCACGAAAGGGCAATAATGTCAGTCGCAGGAGTAAATGACGCCACCAAACGGTGGAAAGAGTGGTGCGACAACGTACAGGCGCAGACCACCGTAAACCGGGCTGAAAGCGAGGCGGACAAGCAGGCACGCATCAAACGGGCACGGGCGGATTATGCCTTTTTCGTGAATTACTATTTCCCGCACTACACCGACGACCCGGCAACAGGAAAACATACCGAGAGCGCGCCGTTCCACATCGAAGCGGCGAATAAAATACGCAAGAACCGCAACCTCAAAGCTGCGTTCAAATGGGCGCGAGGACACGCCAAGAGTACCCACATGGATATAATGATCCCCATGTGGTTGAAGTGCCAAAAGGTGCGGGATATAAACGTAATGGTGCTCGTCGGCAAGTCGCAGGAGAACGCAAATACCCTGCTGGCGGACTTGCAGGCGGAGTTGCAGTATAACCAACGCTATATAAACGATTTCGGCGTTCAGTACAATTCCGGAAGCTGGGAAGAGGGCGAATTTGTTACCGCCGACGGGTGCGCATTTTTCGCCCGGGGACGCGGGCAGTCGCCCCGAGGCTTGCGGTACCGGAACCACCGCCCTGACTACATCGTGATCGACGACCTCGACGACGACGAATTATGCGGCAACGAAACCCGGGTAAACAAACTTACCGACTGGGTAAAAGAGGCGTTGTTCGGTGCCCTCGACGGCGGGCGCGGGCGGTTTATCATGGTCGGCAACCTTATAAGCAAGTGCAGCGTGCTCGCCAATATCTGCGCAACCGACGGCGTGCTGGTCTCGCAGGTGAACGCGATCGACAAGCAGGGGCGCGTGGCGTGGGCGTCGAAATGGTCGATCGACGAGCTCCGCGACATGGAGCGTTTCATGGGGTACCGCTCTTTCCAAAAGGAAATGATGAACAACCCGATTACCGAGGGCGCGGTGTTCAAACACACGTGGATCAAGTGGAAGAAGCTGCCGAAGCTCTGCAAGTACGATTACCTCGTGGCGTATTGCGACCCCTCGTTCAAAGGCACCAGCAAAAACGACTACAAGGCAATCAAGCTGTGGGGAAAGATCGGGACGGAACTGCACCAAATCGAGGCGTTCGTGCGGCAATGCTCGGTCGCCGAAATGGTGCGCTGGTGGTACGACCTGCACGAGCGGATGATCGTCGCCGGGGTGATATGCTATTACTACATCGAGGCGAATTTCCTGCAAGACATCATCCTCGACGAATTTACCCGAGAGGGGAATTTACGCGGGTACCAGCTACCCATACGGGCGGACAAACGCAAGAAGCCGGACAAGTTCCAGCGCATCGAGGGAATCTCCCCGCTGTGGGAGCGCGGGTTCGTGTTCTACAACGCCGACAGGCAGAACGACCCCGACACGCTCGCGGGACTGGAACAGACCCTCGCGTTTGAAAAAGGAACCAGCAGCCACGACGACGCGCCCGACGCCGACGAGGGGGCGATCTACATCCTGCAACAGCAAACAAGAATAAAAACTTTCGCCCCCAAGTTCGGGCGGCGACCAACCTCTAAAAACTCATGGTAAAGATTTTCAGAAAGTGCGTAAAGGCATACAAGAGCTATGTGCTTTACATCCGATGCAAGCGGGCAATCAAACGAGCCGACCGAAACGCCGTAGTGACGGGCAAAAAGTGGCTCGTGCTCATGTACGGCGGCAAACCCCTCGTCGTGAGCAAACAGCACCTCAAAGCCAAGATTAAGGAGGGCGCGTTCTGCAAGGGTTTCACGCCCGAAAAGGCGGAATCGCTCGCAATCTACAAAACCCGGTAACAATGTTTCTCACCGAGGACGATTACAGGGTGGTATGCGACGAAGACGAACTCGACATACTCACCCGCAGCGAACCCGAGACCCGGCAGAAAGCCGAGCGGGTCGCTATGGAGGAGGTCGCAAGCTACCTCCGTCCGCGCTATGATACTGAAAAAGCGTTTGCCGCCGAGGGAGACCAGCGCAACGCGATGCTCGTGCAGGTGACGGTAAATATCGCCCTGTACTATCTCGTGCACTGGCTCCCGCAGAACTTGGCTCTCGACGGACGGCAGGAGCTTTACGACAACGCGATCGCATGGCTTACCCGCGTGAGCAAAGGCGGTTCAATGCCGAATCTACCGACGTACACCGGAGAGGACGGGGAAACCGATACCTCGAACCCGATACGTTACGGCGGCATGTCCGCCAGCAAATACGATTATTAAACAGCGGTTAAACGCCGCTTAAATTGTGATTTTATGCTGAATGCGTTTTTTTGATAATTTCCTTTCAATGATGCCCGGAACCTCGGCTCGGCACAGGCGCGACGTGCTCAATCTCGCCGCGCAGTTCGCCACGCAGGTAAAGAAGAAAAGGGACGTCCTTATCGAACTGAACCAGCAGACCGAGAGCCTCACCAAAAAGGACATCGCCACGTGGCGGCAGGCATGGCAGGCGGCGATCAATTACGAGCAGCCGAACCGCTGCGCCCTGCTCGACGTGTACAACGACGCGCTGGTCGATCTGCACCTCTCCGGCTGTATCGCCCAGCGCAAGGGAAAGACCCTGCAAAAACCGTTCGTCCTCACCGGGAAGAACGGCAAGGAGGACGACAAAGCCCGCCTTATGTTCGAGCGCGAGTGGTTCAACGATTTCCTCGACCTCGCACTCGATAGTCCTTATTTCGGGCATTCGTTGATCCAGTTCGGAGACATCACCAACGAGAACGGCGTAATGTCCTTTACGGGCGTCGAACTGGTGCCCCGCAAGCACGTCGTACCCGAATACGGCGTTATTACCCGGGAGGCGGGCGACGACTGGAAAAACGGCATATCGTACCGCGAGGGCGACATCGCCGTGTGGTGCATCGAGGTCGGGAAAGCTCGAGACCTCGGCGTGCTGCTTAAATGCGCCCCGCAGTCGCTCTCCAAGAAAAACATGCTCGCCTACTGGGACACGTTCGGCGAGGTGTTCGGCATGCCGATCCGTATCGGCAAAACCATGTCACAGGACACGAAAGACATCGCGCGGATCGAAACCATGCTCGCCGAAATGGGTGCCGCATCGTGGGGGTTGTTCCCGGAGGGCACCGAGATCGAAATCAAGGAGACCAGCCGGGGCGACGCATACAACGTGTACGACAAACGGATCGACCGATGCAACTCCGAAATTTCCAAAGGCATACTCGGGCAGACTATGACGATCGACAACGGCAGCTCTTTGTCGCAGTCGGAAACGCACCTCGAGGTGTTCGAGAACATCTGCCGTGCGGACGCCACGATGATAAAGTACCTCGTGAACGACCGACTTATCCCGCTGATGATCCGGCACGGGTTCCCGCTCGCGGGGGTGACGTTCGACTGGAACGAGGCGACGAGCTACACCCCGGCAGAGCAGCGCGAGATCGAACGCCTGCTCCTGCAGGAGTACGACATCGACCCGAATTATTTTGCCGACAAGTACAAAATCCCGATCACCGGGGTTAAGAAAACCAGCGCAAACAGTTTTTTCGAGTAGGGGCTGACGCCAGCAAAGGCAAGGACGCCAGCCCCCGGGAGGTGCCGACAAAGAATTTCCGGGCGTTTTACCGGGGTCTTGACGATGCGGTCGAGGGTTTATACCGCGACGAGCTTTTAACGCTTGCAGACGACGAAAAAACGCCCGATTTCGGGTTTGACAGCCGCGTATTTGAACGTGCCGCAGAATGGGTGCGCGAAAGGGGCGGTTTTACCCCCTCCATGTTGCAGGAACAGCCAGCCCGCGACGTGATCGACGAGACGTTTCGCATCCTTGGAGGTGCCGTGTCGTCGTCAATAGGCGAGGAAATGCCCGCAGAACTTACCGGGCTGCTGGAAAACAACGCCTTTATTTTCTCCGGACTGAAAACATACCACTCGTTGAACGAGGTCGGCTTGTCACTGATCGGGGACGACGGAGGGATAAAACCGTTCGAGAAATTCCACGAGGACGTCGCAAAAATCGACGCCAAGTATAACCGCAACTATCTGTATGCGGAATACAATCACGCGGTAACGTCGTCCCAAATGGCGGCGAAATGGCACGATTTCCAGCAGGACGGCGATCGGTACAATTTGCAGTACCGGACGGCGAACGACGAGCGGGTGCGGGAGGAACACCAGCGGCTGCACAACATCACCCTGCCCGTGAGCGATCCGTTTTGGGAGCAGTTCATGCCGCCCAACGGCTGGAACTGCCGTTGCGTCGTCGTACAGGTACGCAAAGGCAGGTACCCCGAGAGCGACAGCCAGCAGGCGGTCGGGATCGGCGAGGAGATCACCGAGGAACCCAAAAAGCGGATTTTCCGGTTCAATCCCGGAAAGGAGTTAAAAGTGTTCCCGGACAAACACCCGTATAACAAGGCTCCCGAAGCAGCAAAAAAGATCGTCGCAAAACTCGCCGAGGAGATAAAGACCCCCGAACAGGCGGTGCGATTCATACAGGAACAAGAGGATCGCCGGGCATGGTTCGAGCGCGGATTTAAGACTTTGGAAGTAACGAGACGAAAAGGCGTAAACGGTTCTACCGATATGAACGGAAATATCGACATGACCCGCGAGCGGCTCGATCGGGTATTGTCGGGGCTTACCAAGCTGCGGCAGGGCGGCGAGGTTTCGTTCGAGGAAGCGGACGCACTGGCGACCTTTTGGCACGAGATCACACACAACCGCAACAAACCCGGCAACGAATACCTTACTACGTTGGCGAGGCGGTATATGGAGCTGGCGAATGAATTTGTAGCGAGAAAGACGCTGCCTGAATTTTACGAATCGTTCGGAGGAAAGATGCAGCATCCCGAGTTTATGGACGACCGACAATCGACCGGATATAATACGTGGGTACGCAATTATTGTTCGCTGATCCGAAAGACCGGAGCAGACCCCGACAAGGTGCTGGATGCGGTGCGTGAGCACTTGTTCAACGAGCACTATTCACAACAAGCTGCCGGATTGGTAAAGGCGATCAAGGACAGCGGGGCGACCAAAGCGGACGGAACGCCGTTAAAGGTAACGGAAATAAAGACGCTGGTAAAGGGGTGTTTGCTATACGGGGAGAGAATGTTCGACGAATACGTGAATATATCACTCGCAGAACATTGATTTTAATTCACCGTCAAACTCTTTTTGAATGGCTTTCGACAACTTTTTATCGGTAGTGAGGTCGGCAAACTCTAAAAACGTACTTGCCCGGTTCTCCTCCGTGATATGGGACAAAAAGAACTCTTTATCGCCGATGATCTCGCCGATAATAGCCTCGTCGTCCGTAAAGTCGAGGAATGTCCGTTCCCGGAGTTTAAGATTGTCGTAATCCAACATAGTACGCATTTTTGCAAAAGTAGCATATTTTCAATTACCAACCAAAGAAAAATGCCAAAACCTGACGAACTGATCCGAAATATACTCTCCGACATGAAAGTCGAACTTACCGAAATGTTCGACCGGAATTTCGAGCGCAAAGGTTTTTTCGGCTCCAAATGGAAGCCCCGGAAGAACAAAAAGGCGAAAGGGTCGCTCCTGCATGTAACGGGAAAAATGCGCCGTTCGATCCGGGCGTCCGTTCGTGGGAAAGGGGTGCATTATTCCTCCCCGCTGCCGTACACCGCACTCCACAACGAGGGCGGAAAGTTCGCACAGAACGTCCGTACCCATACCCGGACAAACAGGCGCACGGGCAAGACCTATACCGTGCGGTCGCACACCCGGCAGATAACGATGCCGAAACGCCAGTTTATCGGCGACCACAAGGAGGTGCGGCAGGCGATCAAACAGATCGTCCACGAGAATATAACCGAGTTTTTCGATAACCTCGCAAAAGAGTTGAGAAAATGAGAAAGGCAATCTACAAAGCCGTTGCCGACAGGCTGAAAAATCAAAAGGTCGGTGTCAAGTTCGTAAGCCTGTGGAACCGGAACACCGAGCAACTTTCCAAACAAAAGGCGTTCCGGCTTCCTGCCGTGTTCGTCGAGTTCGAGCCGATCGAGTGGTCGCAGCTCTCACGGGGCGCACGATCGGCAGACATTCGGGTACGGCTCCATGTCGTAACCGAAACGCTGGCGTCTCCCGAGGAGGGCGGGAAATACCAAGACCGGGCACTCGAACACCTCGACCTTATCGAGCGGATCGACGCGGAGGTGCAAGGTCTCTCCGGTGAGGGGTTCAACTGCTTTATGCTGGTCGAATCCGTGACGGATCACGATCACGAGCGCGTACAGCATGACGAGGAGTGCTTCGTGACACACGCGACCGACACCTCGGCGGTCAAGCCCCAAGCGGTCGCCGTCGGCGTCACACTGGTAAGAGGATAAAACAAGCCCCGGCAACCTTTCTCGGTTCCGGGGCTTGCGTCCTTATTTGTCGGGGATTTCGTCGTAGCGTTCTTGCAGTTCTTCGTCCAGTCGTTTGTCTGTTTCACGAAGCCGGGAAAACAAATCGGCAAAGTCGCTGAAACCGCCCACCGGATCGCCTCGCATGGCATTACGGATATACTGCTCGTAGGCGTCGGTAATTATTTCGCGCTGCTTTTTATTCATCCCGTGTTTGTTTTTGGATATTTTCGAGATACTCGACACCGCAGCGGGTGACTATGGCACCGAAATACGGGTGCGGGTCAATCGCTTTATAAACACCCATAGGATGCCCGATTTCGATCAATTCCGGGGCGATAACCTCGATTTCGCGGAGTAGTTTTGCGGTATGGCAACTGAATACGTCCGCGCCTCCGACAACCTCCTGCAAGGCGGCGATCTGCTCATTGTTCAGTTTGGTTCTTTCGTTCATAAATCAAATAAAGTAAGTTGTTTGTTTTCGGGTTCTTTCGGTAACGGCTCGTTTATGTAGTTCAAGAAAGTGCGGTAACAAATACCGTATTTCGGCTCGATGAATTTTCGCCATACAGCCCGGTAGCACTTGGACTGATTGCCAGCCTCGTAGTGCTCCCTCGTTATCGCGCAAACCTCCCGGATGCGTTTTAACGTGCTTTTATAACGAACTCCCTTTGCCATGTGCCGAAAACTTACTATTTTTGCAAAAGCGTCCCCACGCTTCGCTCGTTAGTCGGTTCCCGGTTGGCGGGCTTCTTTTTTATACCCCGGACTTGCCGGGGTAAGGTTCGATCGTGATCTCGATGTTCAGCGTCTTTTTTACCCGTCCGCTGCCTCGGCAAACGGGACATTCATACGGCTGCGGATCATCCTCTCTCCCGTATGGGTGAAACTCCGGTACCGTGTAAGCTATCCCGGTGCCCTTGCAGTTGCGGCACACCTCGATACTCTCTTTTTCATAATTGCGCACTTTCTCTGACATTCAGCCTTATTCCTCTTTTTTAGGTTCAACAAAAAACGTTTCGTCCTGCTCGACCTTGATGCCGACTTTCTGCATCAACTCGGGCATGTCCTCGTTCTCACGATCGGCGAGGAGCTTGTCTTTGGCGACCTCCTCGCTGGTGCGGACATACGCCGGGTTGAACTCTTTGAGCAGCTCCAGCACCGCCGCCCACGTAAAGCCCTTGCGGGTTTTGAGCTTCGGTGTCCCGGTGCGGAACCCGAGGACGCCGTGCGCCGTCTCCATGCTTTTCTTTTTGGAGAAAAGCTCGTCCCGGTTCTCGGTGGCGAACGTCTGCATCACCTCGAGGGCGTCGTCCTTTTGCTGCTGGAACTTGGCGATCTCCTCGGCATTGCGCTCTCTAATCTTGGTAATCTCCGCGTCCATTGCCGCGTTGATACCCTGCAATTTGGCGTCGGCAAAGGCGAATGCGCCGAAAGCCTCCTCCATTTGGTCGCGCGTAACTCCCGAAACCACGACCTTTTTAACTCTTGTTTTTGCCATTGTTATAAAAATGAAAGTTGGTTATTTCTTCTTGTTGGCGCCGTCGAATATCCGGTGAAACATAGCCTCGATCGAGGCACATTTCACGATTTCGAGGACTTGGGGGTTCTTGGAACACACCGAAGCGATAGCCTCCGACACCCGACCACCTCGACCGCCGAGAAACCCGACGCACGTCGATGTTTTATCGTTCCCGTCATCCGAAACCGCAAAGAATGCAACACCGCATTTGTCGGAAATTCCCTCCCCCGCAGAGTTGAACATAGATTTGAGTTCCTCGGCGATCTGCCCGGCACGGGTAGCGAAATCGACAGGTTCCCCGGGCTGGTCGGTTTTGGATTCCGACGTTGGGTGGACGAGGTTCGCGGGTTCGTACTCGACGGCATACGTTAAACCTGTGTATTCATCAACTACGTCTACTGCCATACGTTTACATTCTTTAGGTGTTAAATCAAAAAGATTCTTGCGAACAAATACACGTTCATAAGGAGCCGTAATGATTTTATACACAATATCACCAAGATTGGTATTCATGTTGGTTTTGAGGCACACTGCCTGCATTTCAAGCGGAATATATCCGCAACCGATGATTGATTTCTGATTGCTCATAATTTTTTGTTTTTAAGTGGTTTAATTTGTCTTTTTTCGCCTACGTTGCAAGCAGGTTAATCTCTTTGTTTTTCGGGTTCTGTTGCCTTGTAGCGGCTTGTACCTTTGTTTTGGCATAACAGCCGAATACCTCCGTAAAGCGGAATTACAGGATCGCATTGCCTCGGTAAACCGCAACAGGGCTCCGGCGAGCTGCTCACATGCGGCTCTCATAGGTCGCATATTCCGGCTGGTGAACGATCTGCAAGCCGCACTCCTCGGCGATATTCGCCTCGATGCGCGATCCCCGGCTGTCGCCCCAGTCTTTGAGCAGATAGATCGCATCGCATTCGAGCAACAGGGCAACGTCTGCGACGAGGTGCTCGTTCCAGCTCGCCTCCGAGCCGAGCCCGTTGTTGGTCGGGTTCACGGGTTCGTGCCCGAACGCCCGGATTTGCTGCTCCGCCTGCTTGAACTTGGCGGTTACTTGGTCGGTCGGCAAGCCCGAAATTTTGCCGCTGATGTACCATTTCATCGTCTCGCCCTCCATTTGCAGTAAATCCACAACTTGCACAGCCCGACGATTACCACAACAAGCAGCACGAGGGCAAGAGACATCCACATAGGAGCGAGAACCCACCACCACGACCACGCGATGCACTTTGTCAGTTTCAGCACGATAAAGGCGATTGTGAGCAAGCCCAAAAAGCCGATACCTGCACCCGAAGAATTGTTGTTTGAACTCATAATTTTTTGTTTTTGAAAGGTGAATAAATCCGTTAATTCAATATCGCCGGGGAGGTTTTCCCCGCCGTGTAGCTTTGAGCCAAGAGCTCCATTGCGATACGCTCCGCCGCATCCATGTCCTTTTGTTTGTTGCGGAATGTATTGTACAGGTTCCGCAGACGCTCGGCGGGTATTTTGTTGAAAGACTGGTACCCGGTGGAACGGCAGGCAATTCCTTTGATTATTTCGGCGTTGCTTTCCTTGTCGATTTTACGCAGGTAGCCGCCGATCGCAGCCATAGCACGCTTACGCAGTTTATCCATTTGGTCGCCTTTGTCGCCCTCCAACTGCTTGGAAAGCGAGGCACAAACGTCGATAAGGGCGTGCGTGTCTATGTCGGCACTACTCTCGACGCCGAAGCTCTCGACGATCGCCCGTTTTTCCGCCTCCGTCAGTCCCAAACGCGAGCAAAGGGTGTGGAACTTGCGGAGTACCCCGTTGTGAATTTTATCCATTGTGTGCATAATTGTGTATCATTAAAGTTTATCAATCCAATACTCATTTGCGCCCTGTTCCCATATCACGAAATCGGCACCTCCCTCACCTTTTTCGCCTTTGAATCGGGTCGTTACGAATCCTTTGTACCCCTCGACCCGGATTTTCACCTCCGAGAGCTTTCGCACGTGCTGCGCGATAGCCGGATAGGGCTTGTTGTTTTCTTCGTGTGCTATGAAAATGAATAACTTGTCGGGAAACTCGTTTATCAATTCCATGAACACCGTCCGCGTGAACCCGACCAACGCCGTAATCGAATCAATCACGATCACGTTAGGGCTTTTGCGCTTCCGCAGGCGTTCCCGCAACTCCTTGATCGGTTCTTTCGCCAGCACGATAACCCGGGAGCCGACCTCCTGCATTGCGGCGTTTTTCCATGCGTTCTGAAACGACAGCGATAAACCTTGCTCCAACGTGTCGTAAGCCGCCCGATCCACGAACCCGCACAGGTATTTGAGCAGCTCCAAAGCAAGGTGCGTTTTACCGCCGCCGCTCTCCCCGTAGATAATCCATGCGCCCCGGAGTTCGGGTTTGCCGAACGACGCGAGCCATTTGCCCGTGAAATCGGCAACCTTGAACTTGGCATTCACCACGTTTTTATTGCTTATCGCTTTTGCCATGTCTAAATCCTTTCTCCCAATCTGATAATGAAAACATCGTGATCGGGCGCACCCCATTCGGGTTTGCCTCTGCCGATTGCAATGTTGTCGATTCTAAACAGCATTGCGGTATGGGTGTAGCCTCTGCGGAAGCGGGCATGGGTAAGTTCCTTTGGAATCATGTTACCACGATGGAATGCTTTTATTAAATCAATACCACATCTTCTGCATTTGGCAATAGTCCAATCGTCTATGGGCTTTCTGCCGATCAAATTGCCTTTAGAATCAAATACCGGATTGTCACATAACCGTTTTATCCAATATGGTTTAATCTCGCGGTACTCCTCGGGCTTTTCGCCGGAGGCTTCCATGTCGTACCACTTGGCTTTGACTACAAGGTCGATCGCTTTCATTTGAACACCGTTTATTTGGAGGTTGAACGCTGTTTGACCGCGTGGACTTTGCGTTTTACCCGGCGCAAATCGCTCTCGCAGTCGTCGATAATCTCGTTTATTGTTTCCGGATCGGTCACACCGTTTGCGATGCACACGGCGGCAACGTCCTCGCTGTTTACGACCTGTATCGGGATGAACTTGCGCCCGACACGGCTGTAAATCTCCTTGTAGCCTTTCCGGTTAGTTCGCACACCTTTTTTGATGCGTTTCTCGAGGTAGTCCGTCGCACACAGGATGATCCCGACACGATCCTCGAGTTTGTTGTACAGGCTGATGAAAAAGTAGAGCACTTGATCGCTCAACTTGTCGGCTTCATCGAGTACCACGAGCGGCGTTTCTTTCTTTTTGAGGGCGAGAATAATGTCCGACATCATTTCCGGAACGGTGCAGCCCGTCGAATCAATCCCCATACATTGCAGGAGTTCCGCCATAAAGTGCTTGCGGTTCCAATACTCGGAGCACGAGAGGTTATACACATTCCGGTTGCTGGCAGCATAGCTCTTGATCGCCTCGCTCTTACCGCATCCGGCATCACCCGTGACTGCGAACACGAGGGAATTGTCCTGCGCGTCCTGCAAAAGTCCGTACATGCGTTTGTAGCCGCGTGTCTCCACGACAACCCACGCACGCGGATCGTAACCAATTTGCGAGGCGATCGTGCGCCACATTTCCTCACTGATTAAATCCCAGTTGTTATTGAGCACTTGGGAAATTGTCGCCGGGCTGACGCCGCGCATGGAGTTCGCGGCTTTGTTCTGTCCGCCTTTGATCTCGCAGAACTCCGCGAGTTTGGTTCTGATTTGCTCTTTCTCGATCGTTTTCATATTATCTCTATTTCTGATTATTAGTACAAGTTGAAAGTTTCCTCGTCCTCGATTTGAGGAACCGGGCGGCGCACCGTTGCAATTTCGATCGCCTCTATGTCCTCGATCTCGTGGGCTTGCAGGCGGCGCGTCTGCTTGTGGTTCTTATTTTGCCCCCGGCTATCACACAACAGCAGACGGGTTGCAACGTCGAGCTGCGGGTTGTCATTGAATAATTGCTCGACTTTGTTGCTGGCGAGGGCGAGACGTTCGGTTATGTCGTTCTCGAGCTGCTTGTTGAACTCCCGTACTCGGGCGAGCTGCTCCGCATCCCCCTCGCGGCGGTCGGCGAGAGCCATAGGCTGCACGTGTTTCCGTTCGAGCATGAAGCGCAGGGAACCGTCCTCGTTCACCGCGAGCACATGGTCGAGGTTGTCCGGGTCGTATTTCACCGCCCAGCGGACATGCGCGTATTCCCGGAACTTGGGGTCGAAACAATCGTAATCCCGTTTTATGCCGCCGATCGTCGGGCGCAAGCCCACGCCCTCGAGTGCGTTGCGGTACCCCGTATCGGCTCCGAACGTGAGGAGGTATTGTTCATCGGAAAGCGGCAAGCGTCGCTCCTCGGGTAACTTGTCGAACAATCTCACGTACTCGGCACGTTTTTCGGCGCGCTCCCGCTCAATAAAAGCCGTAAGCTGCTGGCGGCACTCCTCCTCGGTCGGGAAGCTGTGGCGGTGTTTGTTCAAAAACTCGCTATTCGGTTGCAAATCCTTGTTCGAGGTTATGCCGAACCCGCCCCAGTTCGTACAGAGCTGGCAGTATTTCCTGTTGAAATAATTGAAGAACGGCTCGATCACTTTCGATTTGGCGTTGTGCGCACGGGCTGGAGTGTATATGTCTCCCATGATCTGATAAATCGGTTTGAGGTTCCCTCGTCCGTAGTTGTCACTCTGTATTTGATTCGAGTAGTAACGGCGTCCGAAAAGCTCGGCGGTGTGGTTCGCAGCATTCCGGAGGGCTGCTTTGATAAGTTCGGGGGTCTCCCGTTCGCCGATCGCATAGCCGACCGGATAATTGATACAAGGGTCGAGGACAATAACAACCGTGAGGCGATGCGTGTAGGTGGTGGTAGTACGCCCGTTCTTTTCCTCTGTCTTTTGGTAAAGCAACTCGGACACCCAGCCGTCCATTGTCCAGTATAAGAGCGGAGCTGTGGGGCGCGAACGCTTCACCTGCATACTCCGCTGGTTGCGGAACCGCGTCTCGCCGAGGCGTCCTCCGGCTGTCACGAGGTCGTGTTTCTCGCGCCATACGCCGACCGCCGCCCCGGTAATCGTTTTCCAGCCCTGCGTTTCTGCAACTACGTTGTAAATCCGCGCGATCTGCGCGTTGTCGAGGTTGCGAGCGTCGGAAATAAGCCGGATAAGGAGGCTTTCTTTGGTATCGTCGTCGATCTTGGCAGCGTTGCGGGTGCCGTATTTGCCCGTTATCAACGCCCCGTAACCCTCACGCACGTACTGGTTGAATTTCTCTTGCAGGCGGCGCGGGTTCTCCGGCAGGGTGTGCGGGAACGTGTCCGCGATACGCGGCAACGCCTGCGCTGCCTTGCGCCAAAATTCCGCCTTGCTGATACACCGCTTACTCTGTTTCCGGTGCTGACTGTCCGATCGCTCCAGCACCAGCCGGAAAGCGTTTAGGACTGCCGCATTGTTGGCATATTCAGTCTGTTTGTCCGTCGACAAATACTTCCCGTCGCCGAACTGGTGACGCTGGTAAAAATCTAACGCTGCGCCGTCCGGTTCGACGCTCTCGACAAACGGTTTGCTTTCCGCTTGCGCTTTCAAATCCGGACGGCGGCGGTAAACCTCCAGCTGGAACTTTAACGGCAACCTGTCGAGATCAAACAGCGCGGGGTTGCTTCTACAAGCTTTGCGAGCTTGGATAGAAGCATCCTTTTTAACGATGCACTGGATTGCATTCATGGTTGCAATGCCCGCTAAGTCATCGTATGTTACACACAATTTACCGTTGTAGTATTCCATGTTTCACATCTTTATTTTTGCTCCCGTGCCGGTATCGCTCCGGGTAACGCCTTCACGTTCACGGGAAATCGCTATCTTTGTGCGTTCAACTACAAATGTTTAGCGATTATGGAAAACTATATCTGTTTCACTTTTCACCTTCGAAATCGAGTGATGCTCGAAACTGTTCGCGGGAAATTCGGAGCTCTTCTAAGGTCGTTACACCTTCGATACAGAAGTGAATCCGAGTTCCTGCCTTATCGAGACTTATCGAACCCACGTGTCCGGCCATGGCGCCTCGACTTCTCCATGTTGCCACCAGAATACCAGCAAGACAATCATTTGGAAATACTCCGACATCTGAAAGAATCATATTTGCCACGGTTAAAGGCTGCTCATCCTGAATGGGGAGACGTAGCCATTTATAGGAATCTTCACCTGTATCCAAATCTGATTCACTCAATGTCGGATTGGTGGCGATGAGATTCTCCACGGCGTCCCGGTATGCGCGGGCGCACCTCTGTACCCTTTCGAGGGCATCTTCCTTGTGTCGCTTCATCGTCTTACGCGTTTAACTGATTGTAAATCTTTTGCAGGGAATACAGAACATCGCCCCACGTCGCCACTGTCATGTCATTGAATGTCGCCACAGGCTCGTGGTCGATGATGATCGTCGCGGCGTTGGTCTCCCGGTTCACCTGCAACTCCACTCGATCGCCGAAGTTTTGATACATCATTCCCCGCACGTGGTCGTGGCGTGTTTCTACATTCGGACAATAACCTTGCGGTGCCCGCTCCCCGGTATAAATCAATCCGCCTCGTTCCAGTGCGGCGGCACGGAGCATTTGATCGCGTTTGCTGTTGCGTTCGTACTTTAGCGCTCGACTGAGAATCACCCTGTGAACCTTGAAAGTTTGATACAACTCCCGGAATACAGAGGGCGGTAAAAGGATTTGCTTTCTCATAATTGCCTATTAATTGGTTATTTTCAGTATATTTGTTGCGTGGTTGTGTTAAAACCACATTGCAAAGATATAAGATATATCTTAAACAGCAAAATTATTTTTAAGATTTTTTCTACAAAATGAGTGGAGCACTTATAAGAATTAAACAATATCTCGATCTGAAAGGGATAAGCGTTAGAGCGTTTGAGTTGAAATGTGGATTCTCAAACGGCTCATTTGCGAGTCAATTAAAGAATGGCAAGACAATAGGAATTGATCGTTTAGAAAATATCTTAAATGCTTTCCCCGATATTAACATAGAATGGCTTCTTACGGGTAAAGGCAGTATGGCCAAGACCGACACGGTACCATTACCCAAAAACGACCAAACAACCGTTGCGATAGGAAAACGCTCGGACAAGAACGAGGGCATTCCGTTGATCCCAATCGATGCTATGGCAGGGGCGCTTTCGGAGAACAGCCAAACGATCATGGAATATGACTGCGAGCATTACGTCATCCCCATGTTCAAGGGAGCCGAATTTCTGATTCCTGTAAAAGGTGATTCCATGCAGCCCAAGTATTACAGCGGGGATATTGTTGCCTGTAAGCGGCTACCGCTTGATACATTCTTCCAGTGGAACCGCACCTACGTGATAGACAGCGAGCAAGGGGTGCTCATCAAACGGGTAAAACAAGGCGAGGACGACGATCATATCACGTTGGTATCTGACAATCCAGAGTACGACCCGTTTTCGCTCGAAAAATCCCGTATCTACTCACTGGCTCTCGTGATCGGGGTCGTGAGGGCGGAATAACCATAAAACGACCCGAATAGGGATTTCGAGACTTTTTATAGGATTTGAGTGCAGAAAGATAGATTTATATTATTGATATTCAGTGTTTTGTGTTTAATATATGGGATGTAAAACCCCGTCAAAAAATGACACTTTGGGGGGTGTTTATGAACCTTATTTTTTTATTATGTGGGGGCAAACCTCAATAAAAATGTCATCCATTAGACCACCCATTAGACCATCCAATGCGTATTTTTGATATTTTGGTCTGAAATTCAGATGTACGCATTTTGCGCATCCATTTTATAAAAATTGCGTTTGAAATGCCGGTTAAACACCGCTTAAAACCTTGCGGCGGACACATGTCGTTTTCAGCCCCGTATGCCGCAAATCCCGCCCGTATCGGTATATAGAGCCGTTCGGGCATAAAAAAAGGGCGTAAATCGCCCCGTTTTGCCTGTAAATACAAGCGCAATTCAAATCGAGTTCAACCAACCGCCGCCGGAATTAACACGAAATTCAAGCAAATGCACATTTGAATTTCGCGCCGAAATTTTGTCGCTCTCTCGTAAGTCGTTGTATTATTGCCGCTTGTCTCTCTTTTCTCCCTGTTCTACTGTGTACATCTCAATTTCATGCCCGTATGCGTAAAGCAAAACGCATTGCGGGAGCAGAAACTGAATGTGCCAAGCTCTACCACATCTATCGGGACGAGAATTTCCAACCGCAGGTAAAAGTTGTGGTAATTTGCAAGTCGAAAGGATACACCCTACGTCCATTATTCGACCTATACGAGAACCTCATTGCATTCGGGTATGGGTACTACCTTAAAGAGGGGACATCAACTATCGAGCATTTCGATATTCAAACACCTGATACGATCTACCGATGCAAACGAGGATCTCTTAATTGGGAGGTTATTGCAACTCCCAATCCAACCGGAAAAATCAATGTTATCTACTACCGACAGGATAAAGCGTGGGGAGGCCTCAACCCCCGCATAGACCGCGAGGAGGATATAGACAGCAAAATATCCGACACAAATAACTATTTCGCAGACCCTATCGCCGCAGCAACGGGCGATGTCGTAGATTTTTTGAAAGGTCGAGCCGACAAGCCCGGGAAAATGATTCGGATGACCGGAGCGGATTCAAAATTCGAGTACATCAATCCACCGACCTCTTCCGAGACGCAGCAACGGGAAAAGGAAGACCTCGCGCAGTCCATCTTGTTCGACACTTTCACGCCCGAGTTTACACCCGAGAAAATGGCTGGGCTGGGAACTTTGTCGGGCGAAGCGATCAAACGCGCGATGGTACTGGGATATATCAAGCGCGAAAATAATAAAGAGATATACGACATAGCCGTAGATAGGGAGAAAAATCTTATTCTCGCTATTATGATGAATGTAACCCATATTCATTTGCGTCCTGATTTGGCTGCGCTCAAAATAGAACACGAATTTGCCGAACCGTTCAATGAAGATGTCACCGCACGTTGGGCGGCTATAGGCCGTGCTGTGCAGGATGGCGTTATGTCGCTGGAAAAGGGCGTTGAACTAATGGGAACGGCCGATGATGTTACCGCTGAAATCGAGCGAATAAAGCAAGCGAAGGCAGAGGCATCTATGAACAATATTATAGAGCCAACATTCTAATTCGAAACGATGCCCGGATTGAATTTGAAAGCCGCCCAATGGGAGCAACAGCACAAAACGCATGTCGAAGAATATCTACGACAGATAGAGGCTTTGTATGATGTGGCCTCGGATGAATTGATTCGACTGGGAATGGGATATAAATATCAACCCAATACGGGGCGATTGTTCGCCTTCTCATCAAACAAAAGCCGTAGTAAACAAGCCGATGCCTCGTTATCTTCATTCCGAAATAAGTTGTCCACTATAATTACAGCGGGGATCACTTCGGAATGGTTTTTTGCCAACGACAAGAACGATTCATGGGTAAAACAACTATTCGACAATCCGAAAAAAGGATGGATGCTTCACAATCTCGGTGCACTTGAGGCATTTCAACGTAGAACAACTTACGGGCATAATTTATCCGAAAGAGTTTGGAGTATCGCCAAGCAGTTCGAACGGCACATAGAATTATCCTTATCTATAGGTATCAGCGAAGGCCGAAGCGCTGCCGATATAAGCCGTGATGTACGCGTCTATCTGAATGAGCCGGACAAACTATTTCGACGTGTCCGAAATGCGTTCGGCAATCTTACCCTGTCGAAAGTGGCGCAGGCTTATCACCCTGGGCAAGGCGTTTACCGGTCATCTTATCAGAATGCTATGCGTATGGCTCGCACCGAAATAAACAGCGCTTATCGTGAAGCCGACAGTATCCGCTGGCAACAACTTGATTTTATTGTCGGATATGAGGTAAAAACATCAAAATCGCACGTACAGTGGCTGGCAAAGTTCTGGTATCCGCGCTTCAAAAAAGGGCGTGCGCCGCTGGAAATATGTGACGCAATGGAGGGAAAATATCCGAAATCTTTCAAATTCATCGGGTGGCACCCGAACTGCAAGTGCTATGCAGTGCCAATTATAGCCAACGAGGGCACGGATAGGGATTTTTGGGAGGAACCGCTGAATGAGGTCAAGGATGTGCCCGACAACTTCAAACGATGGGTCGAGGACAACACCGAAAGAATCGAAAAGGCGAAGAATTTGCCGTATTTCATAGGGGAAAACAAAAAACACTTCAATGATTCGCTGTTCATCAATCGCGATGCCGTATAACTCTTGGCAAAAGCGCAGTACGTAGGGAATAAGTTGCAAGGTGTTGCATAAGGAGTTGAGGCAAAGTATGAGGCATCGTGCACGCCTATAAACTACAAAAGCAAGAATAGCATCGTTCGCAAGGTGAAACAGGAAAGGCAAAATCTATTAACACCAGGTTTCATCGTCCATTTGGCGGACATTCTCTCCGTCACTGTAAGCACTGTTCCAAAATGAAACACCCTTTGTCCGGCGAAATAGTGCGTCGGTTAGGCGTGAGGTTGTTGCTATTCACCACATCCAAGAGGAGAAATGCAGTAAAAACGGAATGACCGACGGAAATAAGATGTGCCCCGCCGATCATTCCAACTAAAATAACACGATATGACAAAGGTACTGCACTGCGGCGCATTATGCAAATAATCGTATTAAAAATTCGTCAGTAATGCAGCATTTTTCTCTCGTTCCTCTCGCTCGAAGCTGGCAAGGTAGTTTTCCGTCGTCTTCAGATCTTGGTGGCCGAGGCTTTCCGATATGTAGGCGATATTCGCCCCGGCACGCTTCAACACCGTAGCGAACGAATGACGCGCCGTATAGGTCGATATGTTCCCAATTTCGAGCTGCTCCCCGATCATCCGCATCCGTTTATTGATTAACCCGGTAGCGGCTATTGTTTTAGCGTGGCTCTGCACCGCATCCTCCGACCCGTCGAGAATTGGGAAAATAAAGTTATTCGGTGCTGGAGTATTACCCCAGCGGTCGATAATAGCTTGCATCTGGGGAACTACCGCGACCCGGATTTCCTTACGGGTCTTAGTCGTGCGCTCGGTCTTTTGACGCACGAAACAGATTTCACCGTCCACAATATCACGATACCGCAATTTCACGAAATCGGCGACGTTGATCCCGTTACACAAGTAGAGGAACAGCCAATAATCCCGGTATTTGGCCGTTGCTTCGTTCCCATCCTCATAGCGGGCGATCTGCCCGATCTGCTCCAGCGTTAAAGCCAATTTACGGCCCTCACCGGCCTGTATTTCATATTTCCCTCGGCCGAACGGGTATTGCGCGGGTTTAATCGCATCGCATCGACAAGCATCGTTCAATATGGCTCGTAAATGGCGCATGTGTATTCCGATCGTTGTACGGCTCTTACCTTCTCCGAGTAGAAAGCGCTCATAACGTCTTACCCAATCCACCGTTATAGATTCAAGAGCAATACGATCCCCGGCAAACCGCTCCAATCCCTGTATAACAACATTATAAACCAGCATTGACCCGATACGATCCTGCTCTTTTAATTCCGCTATTTTAGCCGCAAATGCACGGTTAAGAGTATCAACCCCCGAACGTTTCAATCGCTTGTTGAGGCTATCGAATGAAAAAATACCGTCGCGTGCCAATTCCTCAACAACCCCACGAACAATTTGGTAACTGCTTTCTATATCTTTACGAACGGCCACAAGGGCGCGAACCTTCGTTGTAGTCAGACCTTCCCACTCATCCAAGGTAAGGTCTTTGCCCGTCGGATAATAGCGACGATCCCGGCGATAGGTTACACGAATTTTTACGGGGCACTTTCCGTTCTTTTTCGGATGACTCGTATCTATTATGGGCGCAACTGTTATTCCGTCTTTTGAATAGTTCATTTGATAGGATAATTATTATTTCAACACACAATTTCGACACAAAAATACAAAAACAAACAAAAATAGATAAAAATAAACAAAATAAAATCGCCACATTTGGAAGCTTAAAACATTGATTTTCATATAAAAATTCAAACAACACATAATTATTCAAAAATATAATTATGGGACTGAAAATCCTTGCACCGCCGTGGGCTGAATTATCCTCCGCAGTCGGATAATTTCGGGGTTCTTTAATCGGAGATTAGACTATGAATGAATCATTAAACTAAAAGAATAAGAAGAATGAAAAAGAAGAGCAAGTACGGGAGAAATCCCAAGTTGAACCCGAAGACACACTGCGTGATGGTGCGCTTCGATGATGAGGAATGGAACAAGTTTCTCACGATGTACGAGGAATCAGAGGTGTACGCTAAAGCCGTCTTTCTCAAGGCACACTTCTTCGGGCAGAAGTTCAAGGTACTGAAGGTGGACAAGACGATGGTGGACTACACGACTAAACTGTCGGACTTTCACGCCCAGTTCCGTGCCATTGGTACGAACTACAATCAGGTAGTCAAAGAGCTACGCTGCCATTTTTCGGAGAAGAAGGCGATGGCGTTGCTTTACAAACTGGAGAGTTGTACCATTGATCTTGTGAAGTTGAGCAGGGAGATTGTGGAACTTTCAAGGGAGATGTACGCTAAGTGGGAGCAATCAAAATCCGACTGATATGGCATCAGTAAAGGTCAAGTTCCGTCCATCTACCGTAAACGGTAAGGAGGGCACACTCTACTATCAGGTCATTCACAACCGTGTGGTCAGACAGATAAACACCGAGTATAAACTTTTTGTTTCGGAATGGGACAGCCATTCCGAAACGGTTGTCTTGCATCATCTATTGACAGGACAAGAGAGGAACAACTACCTGCTTTCAATCGGTTCACGCATCAAGTGGGACAAGGACAGGCTGAACAAAATCATACACAAGTTATTTCAATCCGGCACATTCGTAACGGATGATGTAGTCATGCGCTTTCATGAAAACAGGCAAGAATTGTCATTCAACGCTTACATCAGCCAACAGATAGCGAGACTGAAACGCTTGGGCAAAATACGCACCTCAGAGACTTATACAGCTGCACTCAGAAGTTTTAACGGTTTTATAAATGGCAAGGATGTCTTGTTTGACCAGCTTAATGCGGATTTGTTGGCAGAGTACGAGGCTTATTTGAAAGGAAGGGGAAATACGCCCAATACTATATCCTTCTATATGCGTATTCTAAAAGCCGTCTATAACCGTGCGGTGGAAGATGGACTGACCGAGCAACGACATCCGTTCAAGTCCGTTTACACGGGAGTGGAGAAAACAATGAAGCGAGCCTTGTCGCTCAATGACATCAGACGTATCAAAGGACTGGACTTGTCATTGAAGCCCAATCTTGATTATGCCCGTGATATGTTCCTGTTCTGTTTCTACACAAGGGGAATGTCGTTCATCGACATGGCTTATCTGAGAAAGAAGGACTTGCAGAATGGTACTCTTTCCTATCGCAGACGTAAGACAAGACAGCAGTTGTTCATCAGATGGGAAAAGTGTATGCAAGAGATTCTTGACAAATATCCAGTAAACGAAACGGAATACCTCTTGCCCATCATTACAAAACGGGACGAAGATTATCGGAAGCAATACGCCAACGAACTTCACCGTGTGAACCATCTGTTGAAGAAAATTGGAAAGCAGTTGGATTTGCCAATACCATTAACTATGTATGTCGGTCGGCACTCGTGGGCAAGTATCGCCAAGAGCCGTAATGTGCCCATTTCTGTCATAAGCGAGGGAATGGGACATGATTCTGAGAACACTACACAGATTTATCTTGCATCGCTGGATACTACAGTAGTAGATAAAGCCAATAAAAGAATACTGGATTTGCTGTGAAACCATGAATGTTTAGCGAATCCGTCCAACGCTTACCAAGAGAAGAACCTTTTTCCCTTATTTCCATAAGAAGAGACGGGCGTAAACTTGATATAAAATGCCTGTCGAAGTTGATATATTGGAAGATAGCATATTCCAGTTTTCACCAGAATTGCTGAACACCTTGCTCAAAGACCACACCACGAGCAGGGACGAAATGCAACGCAATATCTTCTGGGCTACTTCAGATTATGAACATCTTGGCAAAGAATACCAATACAATTCCCCTATCCTCCCACACCTTATAACAGGAGATAACGGACATATCATCATGCCTCGTGTCCTCAAAAGCCGTGATACCCAATCAACCCGTTCCCGTGATATGGCTGAGGTCTTCACTCCATCATGGATATGCAATGCACAGAACAACCTGATTGATGAAGCATGGTTCGGACGAAAGGATGTTTTCAATACCGAATATGCAGACGAACAGGGACATCATAAATGGAAAACAACGGAAGGCTGTATCATATTCCCGGAGGGCAAAAGTTGGAAGGATTATGTGCGTGATATCCGACTGGAAATCACTTGCGGAGAAGCCCCATATCTGATTAGCCGCTATGATACCACGACAGGAGAGACTATCCCTTTGGAACAGCGTATCGGTTTGCTTGACCGCAAACTAAGGGTGGTAAGCGAGAACACATCCACTTCGGGCGAATGGCTTGAGTGGGCACAAGAAGCCTATAAAAGTACCTACGGTTACGAGTGGCAGGGAGACAATCTACTCATTGCCCGAGAATCTATGCTTGTCTCTTTTGTGGAGTATTTTCAACAGAAATTTGGCAAATGCCCTTTACTGAAATCTATCAACTACATCGCTTACATCATTTCGTGGAACGTATGGCAGATGGACGGATTAAGAGGTGTCATTCCAAATAGTTGCGGAGAACGTAGGGAAGTTGTAGCCGACTTGTTCGGGACTACCGAAGTGGTCACCCAATGTGAAGGATGTCTGAAAGATGACATCCGCAGGCACAATGGGGTCTATTGCCAAATCAAGGATTGGCATGCTACCGACAAGGCAACAGGCAAAAAGGGAAAACGAATCCGATTTATAGACCTAATAAAATAGTGCGGTATGAAATTCACATCTTCACTAAAGTTAAAACTGATATATGTGTTCCGTATCAACGATGCTGCGCACAAGGGATGTCTGAAAGTGGGCGAAGCCACTTGTGACAATGACAATGTTTTCGGTCTTGCTCCCAACAGCAAGGCTCTCAACGAGTCTGCCAAGAAACGTATCAATCAATATACGCAAACGGCAGGTATAGCATACGACCTCTTATATACGGAACTTACGATATACAACAGCAAGTATGGTTTGTGTTCTTTCAATGACAAGGAAGTGCATAGCGTGCTGGAGCGTTCAGGTATCAAGAAAAAGATATTTGATACCGAGAACAAAGCCAACGAGTGGTTTATTACCGATCTTGAAACAGTTAAACGGGCAATAATCGCCGTAAAAGAGGGGCGTGAATCATTATCTTCTGCTGAGGTTTCACACGACAAAAGTCCTATTGTATTCCGACCGGAACAGCGTGAAGCTATTGAAAAGACTAAAAAGCAGTTCAAGAAAGGAAACCAGATGCTGTGGAACGCCAAGATGCGATTTGGTAAGACGCTGTCCGCATTACAGGAGGTAAAAGATATGGATTTCAGCCGAACCTTGATTCTCACCCACCGTCCGGTAGTTGATAGCGGTTGGTTTGAGGACTTTGGCAAGATATTCTATGATAGGCGGGATTTTGCATACGGCTCAAAGAATAACGGTGATAGTCATACTTCGCTGGAAACAAGAGCAAAACAAGGACAATGCAAATATGTTTACTTTGCTTCCATGCAAGACTTGCGTGGTTCTGAACTTGTAGGCGGCAACTTTGATAAGAACAATGAAGTGTTCGCCACCGCATGGGACTGTATCATCGTGGACGAGGCGCACGAAGGCACACAGACAGATTTGGGTAAGGCTGTAATGCAGGAACTTACGAAGGACAAGACCAAGATTCTGCGTCTTTCCGGCACTCCATTCAATTTGTTGGACGATTTCAAGGAGGATGAGATATATACTTGGGACTATGTAATGGAACAGCGTGCCAAAGCGTCTTGGGATGAGCTGCACTTTGGCGACCCGAATCCATACGCATCACTGCCAACCATGAACATTTACACCTATGACCTCGGACGATTACTCAATGAGTTCGTGGACGAAGATGTGGCATTCAACTTCCGTGAGTTCTTCCGTGTAAATGACAATGGAACTTTCGTTCATGACAAGGATGTAAGTGCTTTCTTGAATCTTATAACCAAAGAGGACCGGGAGAGTTGCTATCCGTTTGCCAATGAGGAATACCGCAATATATTCCGTCATACCCTGTGGATGCTGCCTGGAGTGAAGGAGGCACGGGCGATGAGTGCCATGTTGCAGACACATTCGGTATTCCAACATTTCAAGGTTGTGAATGTTGCAGGCAATGGAGATGAGGATGAAGAAAGCAAGGATGCACTTGTGGCGGTAGAAGAAGCCATTGGCAAAGACCCTGATGCCACACGTACCATTACCTTGTCTTGTGGCAGACTGACAACGGGTGTCAGTGTGAAGGCTTGGACAGCTGTGTTTATGCTGTCAGGCTCGTATAACACGGCTGCCTCCAGTTATATGCAGACTATCTTCCGTGTGCAGACTCCTGCCGCTATCAACGGAAAGGTTAAAGAGCAATGCTATGTCTTTGACTTCGCACCGGACAGAACATTGAAAGTGATAGCAGAAACAGCCAAGATTTCATCCAAGACAGGAAAGACCAGTGGCAACGACCGTAAGATTATGGGCGAGTTCCTGAATTTCTGCCCGATAATATCCATCGAGGGTTCCAAGATGAATCAGTTTGATGTGCCAAGGATGTTGGAACAACTCAAAAAGGTCTATGTGGAACGTGTCGTGCGCAATGGCTTTGAGGACAGAAGTCTGTATAATGATGAGTTAATGAAACTCAATGATTTGGAGTTGCAAGAGTTCGATGACCTCAAAAAGATTATCGGTCAGACAAAAGCCATGCCCAAGACGAATCAAGTGGACATCAACAATCAGGGGCTGACTGATGAGCAATACGAGGAACTTGAAAGTCTTGAAAAGAAATCCAAGAAGAAAGGTAAGGACAAACAGCCTTTGACAGAGGAGGAGAAACAACGACTGGAAGAACTGAAGAAGAAAAAGAACAATCGGGAAGCCGCTATTTCCATTCTTCGGGGTATATCCATCCGTATGCCTTTGCTGATTTATGGAGCAGAGTTGAAAGACGAGTCTCAAGAAATCACCATTGACAACTTCGCTTCGCTCATCGACCCTCAATCGTGGGAAGAATTTATGCCTAAGGGTGTTACCAAACAGAAATTCAACAACATCAAGAAATACTATGACCCGGAGATATTCTGTGCAGCCGGAAAGCGTATCCGGGCTATGGCTCGTGCTGCCGACAAACTCAGCGTGGAGGAACGCATCGAGCGCATAACGGATATTTTCAGTACATTCCGTAATCCGGATAAGGAAACGGTGCTTACTCCTTGGCGTGTGGTGAATATGCACCTTGGCGACTGTTTGGGTGGATATAACTTCTTTGAACAAGGGTATGAAACCACACTGTCCGAACCTCGTTTCATTGACAAGGGTGAAGTGACCGCCAATGTATTTGCCGAGGATTCTCGTATTCTTGAAATCAACTCAAAATCGGGATTATATCCCCTCTATATGGCATACAGCATTTACCGTACACGAGTAAAGAACTCTTTATTTTCGGTGTCAAGTATCGAAGACGAACAACAAATCTGGGACAAGGTTGTCGCAGAAAACATCTTTGTCATCTGCAAAACTCCCATGGCAAAGAGCATCACCAAACGAACCTTGATAGGCTTCCGCAAGGCTAAGGTAAACACCAGATACTTTGAGGATTTAATCAATCAAATTAAAAACAAACCTGAACACTTTATCAAGCAGGTTGATAAATTCGTTTCAGAAAGAACAGGAATAAAGAATATGAAATTCAATGCGATAGTGGGAAATCCACCGTATCAAGTTATGGATGGAGGCGCACAAGCAAGTTCTGTGCCAGTTTATCAGTATTTTGTTTCTATAGCTAAAAAAGTTCAACCCAATTTTATTTCAATGATTATGCCTGCTCGTTGGTATGCAGGAGGACGAGGGCTTGATGACTTTCGTGCAGATATGCTATCAGACAAAACTATTCGCAGCTTGCACGATTATCCGAAAGCATCAGACCTTTTCAGTAATGTGGGATCAAAGGTGGATTATGCTATTTCCTAATGGACGCAAAATATGATAACATAAAAACCGCACCTACCATAATTTCTCATACAGAAACTGGCGTATATGCTTCTCAAAGAAGCCTTGCTCAGAATACCTCTGATATTTTTATCCGAGATGGTAGAAGTATTTCAATCATCACCAAAGTAACGGAACAGAGTAGTGAATACATCCAATCATTTGTATCACCATTGAGACCATTTGGCTTGCGTGGTTATTTCGTGAGCGATCCCAATTTTCATGAAACATCTGATGGGCTGACAACTCCTGTTGTCTGTATTGGTAAAGGTCTCAAAAAAGGGTATGTGGAACGTAATCTTGTTCCTTTGCACACTAACTGGATTGATAGATTCAAAGTAATCATTCCTCGAGCAAACAACATTGGCACAGAGGCTAATGATGACAATCTTAATGCGTTTGTTGGAAAGCCTAACGAAATTTGTACAGAATCTTACCTTTGCATATTCGCAGATTCCAATGTTTCGTATGATGAGTGCGTAAATATTTGCCTATATCTCAAATCTCGCTTTGCGAGGTTCATGCACTGTCAAGCGAAGTCAAGTCAAGATGCTACGGCCAAAACATTCCGTTTTGTCCCGACGCAGGACTTCTCGAAGGAAAGCGATATTGATTGGTCGCTTTCATCTGTTCAAATTGACAAACAACTGTATGTCAAATACAATCTTACAGACGAAGAAATCTCATTTATTGAATCAATGATAAAACCGATGTAAGCATAAACGAGGGCAAGTTATACTCTTGCCCTCGTTTTAACTCACTTTTCTTTTCGCACACCTTTAAACGGTGTACCATCTTGTTTGACATCCATAAAACGCCCAGTATCTTTATCCCTTTTTACCCATTGTTCAGTTTTGGGATTATAAACCTGTGAACGATTTCTTACTGCACCATTGCGATGTCCGTCTCCTGACGGTGGATTTGTTGCCATAATCTTCTTTTTAGGTCAATCTCGAATTATGCAGCCGAGAATGCACTGCTTAATATTATGAGTTATTTCCGTATATATGAACTAAGATCTTCTCCACTATAAGGATATGACTCTGTGAAGACTCTCATCTGTCCTTCAATACCATAAGGCATAATATATGGATAGAGAAGTAAATACTCCCGTTGAGGACTTGCATGTTGCGCATCTTTTGTAACAGGCATGATCATACATTTACCAGTATGTCCATCCACGACACCTAATTCCCATGGCATCCAATTACTTCTTCCAGCTTCTGGTGATTGAGCATAAATTAAAGATTTACTGCTCATTAATCTTTTCTGCAACCTTTTTGCTGTATCTTTATTTGTTTCATTCCTTTTCAAGTCAACATCAACAATGCAGTCAAGATATACTTGTAACCCCATTTTCGACAAAGTGTAATATATACCTTTTACAACATTCAAATCAGAAATATTGTATGAAAGGAATATATCAAACTGTTTATATAGAGATGCTCCTTGAAGATTATCGCTATATGTACGTTGCTCGTAAAGGGGAGTGCTATATGCTATGTTACGAAAATACGCCTCGCTAAAATACTTCATATTAGATTCTTCCTTCATTTACTAATCGCCAATAATACTTTCCCAACTCTGTCAACTGACATCCGGTACTATGAACTCCTCATTTATAGGTTTTACAAACCCTATACTCTGCAACTTTTGAAGTAATTTGAATTTTCTAACGTTGTTCGCATCTGCATAAGGGAGAATATATTCATGATTTACAGATGGGTCGTTCGTATCCTCAAAAGATGGGTCTAGAGCTAAATCGTTATTGGGATTTGTAAACAGGTTTGTTAATTCGCGAATAATTGACAATGATACCTGTGGCGTAACTGTACGTAATGGAGCAAATTCCGTAACATTAGTCTTGAATACAGGTCTTTGATCCCAAGGTCCAAAAGAGCGATCGATATATGCATATACACCGCCAATAGTAATGTTACCGCAATAATCCGATGCTCCGCCATTTAGCGCAGTACATAATAATTCTGTAAAAAGACCATGACCACCAGCTTCCATAGCAACTTCGTCTTCACGACAAGCTGTTAAGACTGAAACTCCTGTATTTAAAATGCTACCTACATCCTGAAGTTCGTATTTCCCGATATTGCCTGAGTGACAACAATCCAAAATGATAATCTTGTTGCGAACCTTGGAAGTGTTAACAATACTCATTATTGTTGACATCTGTATCCCCGTATAATATTGACCAGGGGTAGCTATATCTTGAGGCATAACAATTTCTGCACCAGTGCTATTCATATAGCCATGCCCAGAAAAATAAAAGAGAGCAGTATCATCATTTCCTGCAAAAAGTTTACGAATAGCATCCATCACTTCTCCTGAAGTCTGTACATTTGGCATCATTTTTACGCCAAAGTTAGGAGATCCGTCACCATGTCGTTCAATTGCAGCTTTAACGCTATTGATGTCCTCAATACACCCTGTCAATTCATTTCCTTCGGGATAATCATTAATCCCAATCAACAATGCCTTTTTCATGTAACAAATAGTTATAGTGATTGATAAATGGCGTAGTTACGGACAGCATTGGCAACAGATTTTGCATTCCAGCCAACGATAACATCTGCTGCATTTTTTACGATAGAGGATGTGCGTTCTGCTCCCCATGGCTGAACAGCAATGATAGGTTTGTTGTACTTCTTTGCCATTTCAATCTCTTTATTAATCCATTTGCTATAAGTGGCATAAACTCCTGCAAGAATGATAATGCAACTGCACCCCTTTACCTTTGCCTCTATTGCATCAGATAATTGTTTGTCTGTGCCATTTGTGTGAATAGGATCATTTTTAGGAACTGAATGGTTGTAAAAGACGATACCTTCCTAACGCAAGAATGATTCAATTTTGTCATAATCTGAAGAATATGCCCACGAGTGTGATATAAATATTCTATACATATCAATTAGCGCGAATTCTCTGGTCCTTCGCCAGGGTCTTAATTTCGAATTCACACAGCAAAGATATGGACTTTTTCTCTTACAAACAAACAACATGTGAAAAATTCACATTTACAATATAGATATTTGGCATTTATTGGCATATACATTTGTTTTGCTGAGAAAAAATCTCTAAATTTGCACCGATTTATTATATAATCAATGAGATAGTATATGTTACAGCAATTTATAGTTGAGAACTTTCTCTCTTTTAGGAACAGGGAAACCTTCTCTCTTCTACCTAATAAAGGCACTTTGAAAAAGGAACATAAAACGGAACCCATTAAAGGACAATGGGTATTAAAGTCTGCTGCAATGTTTGGAGCGAATGCAGGTGGAAAGAGCAATTTCGTAAAAGCGATTGAGTTAGGGAAAAGGCTTGTTCTAAGGGGCACGAGAACAGATGATTTGATAGATTTTTACCCATTTCGCTTGAGTTCCGAAAATAAAAAAAGAGATACCACTATTATTTATCACATACTATGTGGTAACAAAAAATATGAATACGGATTTAGTTACAATTCTGAACAAATAAGTTCAGAATGGCTTAAACAAATAAACAAAAACAGCGACTGTGTTATTTTTCAAAGAGAAACAAAAAAGTCTGAATTTGAAATTTCATATCTACTTAAGCTTAACCCCAAAGAAGAAGAATCACAATTCCTTTCTTTTCTAGCAAAAGCAACGCCACAAAAGCAATTATTCCTCCACGAAGTTATGAGTCGTAACATTCATGAAAATGTATCAAATATAAAAGATTTAGATGCAGTTATCGACTGGTTTGTAAATTCCCTTAAAATTATATTTCCCGACACACCATACAAACAAGGTGTATTACTTAAAGCGGCTGATGATAACGACTTAAAACGTGGTTTTGGGGCACTATTAAGATACTTCAATACGGGCGTTGATGGTGTGAAATTAATAGATGTTCAATTTGAAAAACTTGGAATTCCACACGATTTACAACGTGCAATCAAAACAGATTTATCAAAATCCAATACTGATGAAGCATTTGGAGCATTAAGATTTGACGATAACCTGTATTTAATTAACTTGATTGATGGTGAAATTAGGGCTAAGAAATTGATGACTGTGCATAAAAAAATGGATGAAGCTGACATTGAACTTTTTTCGCTTGGCGATGAGAGTGATGGTACAAAACGTTTATTCGATTATATTCCACTTATCTTGGACTTGATTCAAGGAGGAAAAGTCTTTATTGTTGATGAAATGGAACGTAGCTTACATCCATCACTTATTAAGCAAATAATTTTATTGTTTTATAAGCATTCAAAAGATGTTTCTAGTCAACTGATTTTTACCACTCATGAAAGCTCTTTAATGGATCAAAAGATATTCAGGAGAGATGAAATATGGTTGATGAAAAAAGACAATAACGGTATCAGTTCATTTGGACGAATGGATAATTTATATAATGTGCGTTTTGATAAAATGCTTCAAAACAGTTACCTCAATGGCGAATACGGCGCAACCCCCATATTCGAGACAGAAGAAGAGATAAATAAATTATTTTCATCTTTAAAATAA